CTACATCGGCACCCTTACGGTGACCTTACGCGGCCTTTCGCTGCCGCTACCCTGCACAAGCACGGTCACGACGCAAGTCTGCCCGTCCRACGAAGGCTCGGCGGAAAGAAGCTGGCCGCCGGTTTCGCGCACGACCCGCGATGCGGCCGATCCGCAGTCGCTTGCAACGAGAATAAGGTAATCACGCGCGGACGCTCTTTCCGGCAAAAAACCGGAGCCCCCGGCAATGCCGGCGGCGAGTATCGCTATGATCGGCAGTCGCGCCATGGTTACAACTTCCACTTATGTGACGGACAGGTTTCATATCCAGAGCATGTGGGAACTATGTAACCAAAGGCCCCTGAATGGCAAATGAATGATGCCCTCCATCCCCGCTGCGGCCTACCTGCCGCGGATGCCGCTTCCTGCAACTATCCGGCCGTAAAGAGCCACCAATCCGCCGCCCACACCGGCCAGCGTCACCGCGATATCCGCAAGCTCGGACTGCACTTCCTCGCCGAGATTGAGGCCTGTTGCCTGCAGGAGCGATGCGGCGACCGCGATCAGCGCACCCCACACCGTCTTCGACTGATACCACGCCTTCATGCCGTCCATGCTCGTCTCCTTTTTCTAGAGTAAAATGATTGCGGAGGCCGGAAGGCCGAGCGCGACTGCCCGCCCGAGCTGACATATCCGCACCGAAAGCCGCTCCTGCGGAGCGCCGAAATCCACCATCTCCGCCGCCGCCGCATAAGTGAATTGGGGGACACTCACCTCAGCCATCCGCTTCGCAACCATGTCGGACATGATCTCGACCCGATAGCGTTCTTCCGGCTCGTCCAGCGGTATCTCCGCCCCTTCCCAGGTATCAGCGTCAATCCGGCTGCGGCGCGTCCATGTCAGCCGAATATCGCCGTTCGCCTGCCGCATCCCGCGCAGATGCACGGGGGCAAGCGGCGTCTCGGCACGGGTTCCGCCCGCAAAGACCTGCGGACCGATTCGCCCTCCGCCGCTGGCTGCCGCTTCCGCCAGCCAGTTGAGGCCAAGGCCCCGCTCCTCGGGCGCCAGCCCGAGAGGCATGACGGCCCCGTCCAACACGACGACCGGCGCTGCCGTCGCGGCTCCTGCGGCAGCCGCGTCCTCGGTGCCGGCGAGCCCACGCAGCAGTCCCGATAATCGCCAGCGGTTCGGCCCGATCTCTTCCGCCTCGGCAAAGTCGATCACCTCCCAGACGCCATTCACCGCCTGGACCGCGATACGGTTTTCGCCACTGAGCAGAGAGAGCCTATCCACCGAGGAAAGGCCTCCGAAGGAGAGGTCGATCACCATCGGCCGCGCCTTGTCGAACCTCCCGAAAATGCCCGAAGGGGAAAGCGCCTCCGCGAGCAGACCTACCCGTGCCGGGCGATCCAGCACCGCCCGCGTTCGATATCCCTCGCCCGAGACGGAAGCCGAAATTACGATGCGCCGCCACGGTTTCGCAAAGCCCGCCACCCGCGCAAAGCTCGTGGCTTCTCCGGAGGAAAAGCGTGGCAGGTCGAGGAAGTGCAGGACGGGCGAGAAAGCATTCGAAGCCGTGCCTCCACCCGCCGGGTTGCCGGTTTCCGCGATCGGCGCCGTCGCGCTGGCGGGCAAATGCCGCCTGGCTTCGATGCGGCGCGTCGTCCCCTCCTCGATCCGCTCGATGATGAAGGCGCCGTCCGGCCCGTCCGCGAGCTGAACCGCATCGCCCGGCTCGGGCGATACCTCGTTTGGGGGAAGAGTGAAGTTCAGCGTCCGCCTGGCGATCCGGTGGTCGCGCAGGAGGTTTTCCACCGCGATCAGCGCCGTCTCCTCCGCCAGTACGGCCGGCAGGTCGTAGCCGAGCACGCGCAGGCTTTCCGCCCGCGCCCTTCTGGAGCGGGTGCTTGCCTGCTCATAATTCAGCGCCGGGTTATAGGACGTCAGGATCGCTTCCGCGGCGAAATCGCTGTCGTGACCGCGAAGCTCGCTCCAGAGCGGCCCGTCGTCCGGGTCAGCCAGCACGGTCAGCCGGCGCGGGGCAAGGCCGGCCTTGCTCCGGGAGCGGAAGCGCAGCCTGCCCGCATCTTCCCGCACATCCACCTGAAAGACCTCCAGCAAGGGCTCCAGAAGCGCCCGCGCCGAGGTCACCTCCCCCTGCACATAGCCAACGAGATCACCGCTGACCTCCGAGACGTCGAAATCGGCAAAACCGTGTTCCGTCAGAAGTGCTGCAATCGCATCGCCAAGCGTCGTCGCACCCAGCCGGCCATTCAGCCAGTGTCCGGTGCGCCAGTTGCCGCCGTCACTCCACACAGAAAGATCGCCCGGAAAGGCCGGATAGGGCCGCGCGTCCCAGGTCCAGACGAAGACGTGGTCCGGATCGACCATGCCCGGCCACGCGCCGCCGTCCCGCCACCAGCCGTGGTGAGCCTCCAGAAACCGCCGCTGCATGCTGTCGGAGCGTGCGCCGCTGGAGAAATGCGGCACCGCGCTTTCGGTGGATTTCGGGTCGAGAAAGACGTTCGGCTGGTTCGCGCCCTTGTCGATCGCCGCGCAGCCGAGTTCGGTGAACCAGACCGGCTTCATCCCCGGCTCCCAGGCCGTCGGTTCCGGCCTCTCCGCCCCACCCACGCGGTCGTAATGACGGCTCGACCACCAGCCGAAGATGTCCTTGTGCCGGAATGTCCAATGCTTCTGCGCCAATCCATCCTTAATGGGAGACCTGATGCGGTTTTCCCGGTCGGCGGCGCCGGCATAGTACCAGTCGTAACCCTCCCCGCCCTCGATCTGCCGCTGCAGGGCCTCCGCATCGTCGGCGGTCCGGAAGCCGTCCGGATTGCCCTTTGCGAGGTCGTCGTCCCGCCAGTCTCCGAGCGGCATGTAATTGTCGATGCCGACCGCATCGATCGAGGGCGAAGCCCAGAGCGGATCGAGGTGGAAATGCACCTCGCCGGAGCCGTCCTGCGGGTGGTAACCGAAATACTCGCTCCAGTCGGCGCCGTAGGTGACCTTGGTACCCGTTCCGACGATTTCCCGCACGTCCTCCCCCAGCCGCACCAGTTACTGCACGAACGGAAAGCCGCCTGTATCGTCGCGAAGCTGGGTCAGCCCACGCAATTCCGAGCCGATGACGAAGCCGTCGACACCGCCCGCCACCGTCGCCAGATGCGCATAATGCAGGATCATGCGGCGATAGCCTTCGTCCCGTCCCGCATATCTCACGCTATCGCCGCCCTTGCGGAAATCACCCGCGGTCGCAAAGCCGCAGAAGGCATCCACCTGTGCTCTTGCCGCTTCCGTCCTGTCGGCGCTGCCGGGCTGCGTAGGCGCCGGAAAGCAAGTGATCCGCCCGCGCCAGGGAAAGGCCGCCTGCTCGGACCCGCCATAGGGGTCGGGCAGGCCGTTTCCGGGCGGCACGTCCATCATCACGAAGGGATAGAGATAGACCTTGAGCCCACGAGCCTTGAGGTCGGCGATCGCCTGAAGAATGCTGCGGTCGCTCGGCGTTCCGCCATAGGACGGCCCACCATTGACCTGACTGATGCGATAGGCGTCCCCTCGCGAAATGCCGCTCACAAACCAGGCGCGGCTTTCCTCGCTTCTCGCGCCCATCTCGACTCCCGGCACGATCCGGCAATGGCCGGCCCGCAGGTCCGTGCCGAACCAGGAGACGACCAGCGCCACCCGTTCCAGGTTCGGGCAAACCGCCGTCAGTTCGTCCAGCGATGCCTCCCAATCGGTGGAGGCCGTCAGAGTGTTGCGGTTCATGATGCGGGCGCTGCTCTCGCCCGTCTTTTCCGTCACCCGCTCCGTCGCATAACCATGCTCCGTCGCGCCGGGGATCATCGTCACGGCGCGTATCTGCGTCTCCAACCGGCCCACCGGCCGCACCACCTCGAACTGCAGCAGCGGTATGCGATTGCCGAAAGTCTCGAGCGGCAACCTTTCGAAAACCACATAGGCAACGCCCCGATAGGCCGGCGCCTTGCCCTCCTCCTGCTTGGCTTCGATCAGCGGATCGGGAAGCTGGTCCTCCGTCCCGCAATAGACACGCATTTCCAGCGAGGTCACATCCAGCTCACGCCCGTCGGCCCAAACGCGCCGGATACGGGCGATCGGCCCCTCGCAGAGCCCCACCGCGAAATTCGCGAAATAGCGGAAGTTCTCGATCCTCGGCCCGCTCCCCTTGCCGCCCGAGCGCTCTTTCGTGACCTCTTCCTCGAAGCGCGTCGCCCAGATCAGCGTTCCGCCGATCCGCGCCGTGCCGTAGAGCCGGTTGATCGCGGTCCCCTCGTCTGCGCCCGGAATGCGTGCAGTCGCAAGGCGTGCTCCGGAAATCGTGCTGCCGCCGCCGAGTAATGCCCGGTCGACGACGCTACCTGCAAGAGCTCCGACCGCCCTGCCGACAATTGCGCCGACAGGACCGAACACGCCGCCGAGTGCAGCACCCGCAGCCTGGAAGAGGATGGTGGCCATCTGAATCCTTCAGCGCCCAGCGCTTGCCACTGGATACTCGCTTAAATTGTGATAGCGTCGGGAAATTCGGGAGCAGAAGCAGCAAGCGCCGAACCAGCCGGCGCGTCAGTGGAGATAGGCTACACTGACTCAGGCAGGAGCCCTGCTCTCGAATATGGAGGTAATGTTATGAGGCTTGTACCGATTAGCATTACGCTTAGCTTGCGAATAACCCGGACGGGCTGGTCGATCGCCGTCCGGGCCAACTTCAAAGCTTAGCAAACGGTGGGCGAGGTAGCAGCCTAGCTCACCACTCCATTACAATAGGCCAATCAGCGGATTTTTTCAATCACACCGCGTGATACGGGAAACCTGTGCACAGCTGCAATCCGCCTCCTCCACGAAGGCACGAGCGCCGAGCGCGTCACCGCGCTCTGCTCGTAGGCGTGAATGAAATGGTCCGGCCCGGCCAGAATGCCCGCATGCTTTGCGGCGCAATCCGCCCGCCAGCGGAACAGCAGGAGATCGCCCGGTTCCGCTTCACGCAGCGGCAAGGCCTGCCCGAACAGCCGCAGCGCCGCCTCGACCAGCCGGTCCTCGCCGGAGCGCTCCGCCCAATCCGGCGCATAGGGCGGCACGGCTTCCGGCTCTTCGCCATACAGCTCCCGCCAGATACCGCGGATCAGGCCGATGCAATCGCAACCGATGCCTTTCGCCGCGCCCTGGTGCCGGTAGGGCGTGCCGATCCAGCCTTCCGCCAACGCCACGATCCTCGCACCGACCGTATTCATTCGAAGATCGGGCTGCCATCGTGCACCCGCTCCCCGTCGGCATAGGAATAGGCGAAATCCGCGCCCGGAACATGCGGAAACCCGCGAAAGTTCAAGTGATTTGAGAAGCGCACCTTGCAGGTCGCGAAGGTCTTGTCGCAGCCCGCAACGATGGTGAATGCCTGCCTGACTACCAGCGCCTCGTCAGGCGGAATCCAGAAGGCCAACTCCACGGTCCCGTCTGCATTCACCTCGTGCCCCTCGACGTCGAGACTTGCTCCATCCGCCAACATCATAATCCCGCGCCGGAAAAAGCCGTCAGGAAATGCCCCGAGCCCCGAAACCACGATCCGGCTCATATCCCTTACCTCGGCAATCGCGCCCTCCGCCCGCCAAGCCGCCAAATCGACCCTGCAGCGGCTGTCTCCGAGGCTTGCGTCGCATCGCCTGCCGTAAACCCGCCCCTGCGGCTGGCTCAACCGGTGCGCGATGCTGCGCAACTCCGCGCGGAATTCTCCGCCGGCGCGTGAGACCTCGCCGATTTCGCGAACGGCCAGCAGTATATGTTCTGCTGGCGCCTGCCAGTTGACGAGGAAAAGCTCCACCTGCGCGCCGTCATATTTCCCTGCCGCCAGATCGGCCTCGCTGATCGCCGCGCTCGAAAATCCACCCGCCACTTCCGATGAATCCGCCTGAAGCCCGGTCGCCGCCTCCGTCTCACCCGCAGCAAAGCCGCTCGCCGCCAGGAAGATCGTGCCGGCGAAACTCAGATCTCCGTCATGTTCGGTGAAACCAAGTGTCACGCCATCGCGGCGCGTCACCCGCCAGCAATGGCAGATAGTCGTCGCCTCGCCCTTCAGATGCGCGGCCAGAGCCTCCGGAACCTGTCTCATGCGAGTATCTCCGTCAACGGAATGGTCGGAATGCGCCCGGCATCGAAATGCGCGAGATTGACGTCGATCCGGTCGGTATCGAAGCGAACCGGCACGTCGAATTCATAGCCGGACGTTACCGGCACACCCGCCGGCGGAATGTGCCCGGCCGCAAAGGTCACGATCCCCGTCGCCGTATCGACCTCATAGGAGGAAAACGGCTTCACCGCTCCGCCAACCGCGATCACCACCGATCCGGCCACCGGCTTGACGATCCGCCGCTGCCAGCTTCCACCCGCATCGCCATAGGTTTTCGTGAGCTGGAATGCCGCCGTCGTCCCGTCGCCGGTGCCGATCGGCTGGTCGGTGGCGGAGACGTCCCGTCCCGGCGCGCAGGACTTCCAGTCGACGGGATCGCGGAACCGGAATCCATAGAGCTGCCCGCCCCGCGCCTCGAAGAATTCCAGCACCGCGTAGAGATCGTCGATCGATTTGACGCCCGATCCGGCATCGTAGCTGCGCCGGGAATTGCGCCAGCGCTGATTGCGGTTCTCCCGCCCGTTGGAAAGGTTGACGATATCGGTGCGCCGAACCGGCCCGCCGCTGACGCCAAGCGCCAGCCGCAGTGGAAACCGCACCTCGTGAAAGCCGCTCATCGTTCAGCCTCCATTACAATCCACGCCGGCCGCGCGCGACGCTGCGCGCCAGCATGGCGGAGATCTGCCCCTCGCTCTTCCGGAAGCTCGCCGCATCGGTCGCCGTCACGTTGAAGACGATCTGCGGCATGCCCCCGCCGCCGCCCGCGGAAACGCCGAGCGATCCATCCGGACCGCGCTTCAGCGGCAGGATCGCTTCCGCGCCCGCCTCGCCCATCAGGCCCATGTCGCCGCCCATCGGAAAGAAGCTCGGGGATCGCACCACCCCGCCATCGGCGAAAGGCACCACCGAGCCCATCATGCCGCCGATCGCATTGCCGAGCAGGTTTTCCAGCGGCTTCAAACCCGCTGCGAGCCCGATGTCGGAAAGCCTGTTGCCGAGGCCGCRCAGCACGTCCTCCAGTCCCTTCCCGCCCACCGTGGCGGATCGGAGAGCACCGGTCAGCGCCGCACCGAAGCGCTGCGATCGCGCCTCCAGGTCGGCCATCACATCGGCCAGCGCCTCGGCTCCCGAAAGCGACCCGGCAAATTCGTTGTCTTCGTTTTCCATTGATGCCTCACCTGATTTGCGCATCACCGTCAGCTTGGAGAGCACGGGAAGGTGGCGCGGCATACTCACACCTCCCCCTTGAGGGGGGAGGTCATCGCGAAGCGATGGGTGGGGGTGAAACCTATTGACTTCAAACGGTCACCCCACCCCGGCACTACGTGCCGACCCTCCCCCTCAAGGGGAGGGTGACTGTCATCAATCCGGAAACGCCCGCATCAACGCCTCCAGCCCATCCCGTCCGAAAGCCGCGCCCTGCGGCCGCATCCCACCCGTCATGGCGGAAAGCTCCAGGGGCGTCAGCGCCCAGAAATCCCTGGAGGAGAGCCGCAGCAGGCAGAAACCGGTATGCATCGCCGCCTTCCAGGGAAAGGGTTCCGCCCGCACCGCTCCTCTGCCTGCTGCGGCATTCAAGGGTTTTGCGTCACGCCCTCCTCCGGGCCGGCGAAGGTTGCCGTCAGAAGATCGCCGACGATCCGCGCATAACCGGCGATCCCGCCCTCCACGCTCATCGCGGCCACCTCGTCGTCGGAAAAGAGATTGCCGCCGCCGCGAAGGCCTGCGCCGATCACCCGTATCATGTCAGCCGCCTTCAGCCGGCCGGAAGCGAAGCGCTCTGCAAGCCCGTTGAGGTCGCCGGCAGCGAATGCCGTCTCCAGTTCCGCCAGTGCCCCCAGCGTCAGGCAGAGGATGCGGTGCTCGCCGTCGATCACCGCCTCCACTTCGCCGCGTCTGCGGTTCGCCCGCCCGCCCATCCGCGATGTCATCGGATCGCTCCGAAAGTCAGTGCGCCGGCCGATTCCAGCGCCAGCTCGAACTGCACCTCGCCATTGTGGTCGCCGGAATATTCCAGCGCCGTCACCTGAAAGGGGCCGCTCACCATTCCGAAATCCGGGATCACCACCTGCCAGTTCAGGATGCTGCCGGCAAAGAAGGCCGTCCGCACCAGTTCGTCGCTCGCCTGGTCCTTGAAGATACCGGCCCCCGTCAGCGAGGCGCGCTGCACGCCCGCCCCGCCCAGAAGCTCGCGCCATCGCCCGGCGCTTTCGGCATCGGTCACATCCACCGTTTCGGCGTTGAAGGCGAGCCGTCTCGAACGCAGCCCCGCCACGGTCAGATAACTTCCGCCGTCGTCGATCTTCAAAAGCAGGTCCTTGCCCTTTTGCGCCACCATGTCCTGTCCTCTCGAAAATTGAGAAAGGCGCCGCAGGGGCGCCCGCCGTCATCGAAATGTCGCTTCCACCGAAATGCGCCGCCTGCTACTGCAAGGCGATACGCTCTTCCTCTATCGCCCCCGTCACCATGGCCTCTCCTCCTATGCGCTCCACCCAGACCGTCGCGGTGCTGGCCATCACGCAGCTCACCGGCTGGGGTACGAGCTTCGAGGTGCTCGGCGTCATGGGGCGCGTGATCGCGCCGGAACTTGGTCTTGCGAACGAAATCATCTTCGCGGGCCTGACTATCATGATGATCGTCAGCGCACTTGCCGGCCCCTTGACCGGCCGCCTGCTAGAGCGTCATGGCGCAGCCCGCGTGCTTGCTGCCGGCGCCCTGGCATTCGCGCTGGGCCTTGCGATGCTGGCGGCCGCAAACGGCCTCATGATCTATATCCTCGCCTGGATCGTCATCGGCATCGGAGGCGCATTCGGGCTCTCCGCTCCGGCCTATACCGCGGTGGTCGAGCGCGAGGGGCCGAACGCCAAGCGTACCATCGCCATCCTCATGCTCTTCACCGGCCTCTCGGTTACAATCTTCTGGCCGCTATTGAGCCTGCTCAACGGCCTGATCGGCTGGCGCTCCACCTTTGCCGCCTGCGCAGCCATTCAACTGTTCGTATGCCTGCCGCTCTATCTCTTCGCTCTTCCGAAGCCGATCGCCCGCCAGGAACAGGGTTCGAGCGCCGATCTTGCGCCCGTCGAACTCTCGGCAGCCGAACGCCGAAAAGCCTTTCTCCTCGTCGCGGCCACCACCACCATCGCCTCCTTCGTCACCTTCGGCCTCGCGCCCTCGCTCCTCGAACTGCTCCGCCAGTCGGGCGCAACGCCCGAATTCGCGCTGCAGCTCGCCGCCGCGCGCGGCGTCATCGGCATATCGGCGCGCGGCGTCGACATGCTGCTTGGCCGGCGCGGCAATCCGTTGCTGACCTCCATTGCCGGCACCGGCATGATACTGCTCAGCTTCGCCTGCCTTATGGGCCTGCCGTCTTCGACCGCCAGTCTTTGCGCCTTCATACTGCTCTACGGTTTCGGTTCCGGCGTTCTGGCCGTGGCGCGCGCTCTGCTGCCGCTCGCGCTCTTCTCGTCTCGGGAATACGGACTGCAGGCGGCCCGTCTCTCCCTGCCGCAGAACCTCGCCAATGCGGCCGCTCCCGTGGTCTTCACGGCGCTTCTCGATCGCGCCGGCTATCAGACAGCCATCGTCTTTGCCATGGCGCTTGCGCTCGCCGTCCTTGCCGCCGTCCTCATGCTGATCGCCCTGGTGCGCAGGGCGCGCGCAAAGGCATCATGACGCCGGCTCCGTCAACGCACGGAAACGAACCTCGGCGCAAAACAGCTTCGATTTCGCTTCGCGCCATATGCGCATATCCCGATACCTGAGATTCACGAGAACCGCGCCATCGAGCGCAAGCGCCGCATCGTCGAGCAGCGCACACGTCCGTCCGGCGATCTCCACCACCTCCCTGCGCCCTTCCGCACCGGACCAGATCTCCAGCGTCAGCAGATGCTCTTCCGCGTCCTCCGTCGAGCTCGAATAGTCCCTCGTCTCCATCTCGCCGAACACGATAGAGGGCATATGCGTACGGGCGAGCCAGCGATCGCGGATGCCGTCCCGGCCGATCATGCCCATCAGCGCCCCGTCGCCGGATAGCCTCGCATGGATCGCCGCAAGAAGCGCGTTCGCCGCGGTCATCGTCCTTCCTCCTCGCACTGGCAGACGAGATAGCGCCGCCTCTCGTCCGGGTCGCGCACGAGCTTCACCATGAAGGTCCGCGCGCCCTTGCGGAACCGCTGCCCCGCAGCCACATCCTCCCGAAACCGCATCCAGATGCGGTGGCTCACCGTGCCGGTTTCCGCCACGGCTTCTTCCCGCACCACATGCGAGACCGGCTCGATGCGCGCCCACATGGAGGCGAGCACGTCCCAGGTCGTGAGCGCCCCACCCTGCCCGTCCGGTTCCGAGCGCGGCACCTCGAGGTCGAGCCTGGCGGTCATCTGCCCCGGATCGAAGAAGACGATCGCCATGCTCAAAGCCTCCGCATCCGGAACGGCCCGATCAGCCGCTCATAGCCGACCGGAATCCCGGCCGGCTGCTGGTCGGGCGAAATCGCACCCCGAAAGGCAAACATGTGGCCGATATGGATCGACATTGCCCGCTTCAGCGTGTCCGGCACGTCCGCGCCCGTCTCGCCAAAGCCTGCGGCAAAATCGATCTCGATACCGTTTACCGCCCGTCCCGGCTCCGGCCTCTCTCGCAGCCAGAGCCTTGCCGGACGACCCGTCCCGTCCAGAAGATGATCTTCAAGTGAAACTTCAGAAGCGGCGCCATCCGCGTCGTAAACGGTAATCTTCTGAATCGCTTGCACCGGCGATTTCAGAATCCGAATCACGCCATCGCGGGGCCAGCGATCGAGATAGAGCCGCCAGCCCTGCGCGATCAGGCAAAGCCCGGTCTCGCGCTCCAGATGCTCGCGCGCCGTGCGGATGAGCGAGGAAAGGAGCGCATCTTCTTCGCCGCCATCGAGGCGCAGATGCGCCTTCACCTCGGCAAGCGTCAGCGGCTCCGCCGCGGGCGGACTGGTCAGGGCGTAGGTCATGGAACCTCAGTGAGTAGTGATTAGTCGGTAGTAGTCGGTGGCGAGCAGCGGCGACGAAGTGATCAAGGCGGCCGAATAGCCGCCCCTACTCACTAATCACTGCTCACTAATCACTCGCGCATCAGTTCGCAGCAAACTTCACCAGCTTGATCGCCTCGAAGTTCTGCACCCCGCCCCCCACGCGCTTGGTCGTATAGAAGAGCACATAGGGCTTGGCCGAATAGGGATCGCGCAGGATGCGAACGCCCGCCCGGTCGACGACGAGATAGCCGGCGCGGAAATCGCCGAAGGCGATCGCGAAGGCATCGGCCCCCACATCCGGCATCTCCTCGGCTTCCGCGATCGGGAAACCCATCAGCGAAGCAGGCTGGCCAGCCGTCGCCGGCGGGCGCCACAAGTAATTGCCGTCCGCGTCCTTGAACTTGCGGATATCGGCCTGGGTCTTGCGGTTCATCATGAAGGTGCCGTTCTGGCGGTGTCCGGCCTTCAGCGAATAAACGGCGTCGATCAGCGTGTCGGAGGGGCCGTTTGCGGCCCAATCGCCCGCCCGCCCCGTCGCCACGTAGCCGAGGCTGCCCCAGGCCCAGACTTCTTCCGCCACGGTGGAATAGGAAAGGAAGCCGCGCGGCTTGTTCACGCCGTCGCCGCGGATGAAGGCATCGCCCTCCTGCTCGGCGAAGACGATGTCCACCTCGCCTGCGATCCAGGCCTCGATGTCTACCGCCGCATCATCCAGCAGCGACTGCGTCGCCGCCGGCATGGCATAGAGCTCCATGGTCGGGAAGGAGAGCTCGGAAAGCTGCGGCGTGGCGGTCTGCGGCCGCGCCGCCGTCTCCGCCACCCAGCCGGTGGCAAGCCCCGTCGCGGCAAACGGCTTCTTCAGCACGGCGGAGGAAACGGTCCTGACGGTCGAGAGCGCCCGCATCGGAGAGACCACCGAGATCCGGCGGCCGATCTCCGTGTCGGTTTCCGGCGGCACGAGATAACCGCCGTCAGCGCCGGCGCCGGAGGAGAAGGCCTTGGCCTCCAGCTCGCGCAGCCCCGCTTCCTCGCCGCGCCTTACATAGGCGTCGAAGGCAGCCTTGTGCTCGGTCGCGTCCGCGGAGAACTCTCCGCCGCCACGCCCAAGCGGCGGGCGGGCCTTCTTCAGCGCCAGCTGGTCGAGCACCTTCTTCTGCTCGTCCATGGCGCGGTTGATGCGGTCCATCTTGTCGCGCGTCACCACATCCGAAGTGAGTTTCGTCTCGATCTCGTCGAGGCGGCGGTCGTTTACCTCCTTGAAGGCTTCAAAAGCCTCCATGAAATCGTCGAAGGCCGCCGTCACCGTCTCGGGCATGGCCTTCACCTCGGGCGCAATCTTTGCCTGWTCCGTCATATCGTCTTTCCCTTGAAGCTGGAGTTCAACATGAGTTTCGCCGCCCGCCGCATCTGGCGGACGAGCTCGGTTTCCTTGTCCCGGAAGAACCGCGCATGCTTGACGTTGGAGACCCTGGCCGATGGCAGCATCGGGAAGGTCACCACCGAGATTTCCCAGAGATCGGCCTCCAGGATGCGCCGCACGCCGGTCCTGGCATCGGCCCGCGCCTTGACGGTGCGAAAGCCGATCGAAAGTCCGTCGAGCGCACCGCTCTTCATCAGCGAATGCACCTCACGGGCACGGGCGACGCCTGCCGAAAGCACTCCCTCGACATAGAGGCCGCGCGCATCCTCGCGGATCACCTTCCAGGCGCCGATCGGCTCGGCCGGATCGTGCTGGTAGAGCATCCGTACGCCCTTCGCGCCGCGCTCCGTGAGGGAGTTCATGAAGGCCCCGCGCTCGATCGTATCCTTGCCGAGATCGACCTCGCCGAAGATGCTGGCATAGCCGGAAAAGGAACCGTCGCCGGTCACCCCGGCAAGCTCCAGGTTGGCGAATTTGCGCATGGCGGGACGCGGCCCGCGGTAAGCGTGCATGGGTTTCTCCTGAAATGTTTGAAAATGCGCGGTTAGCGTCCGTTCGGACGCGAACCATACCTCTCAGCCACACGGGCGAGCGCGCCGAGCACCCACCAGGCGGAAAGGCTCGCGGCGGCGGCTCCCGTCAGCATCACCTCCGTGCCGGAAAGCGCGTCTGCAATGCCGAGCCGCTCCGCCAGCCACAGTCCCGTCGGACCGCCGAAGATCAGCCCGCAGCTCATGCCTGTCATGAAACGGCTCGCCGCCTCGCGACGGCTCTTCGGCAGAAGATAGATCAGCGAAATGCCGGCTCCCGCCGTGGCGCCAAGCGCCTTCGCGGCCCAAATACCGGATAGGGCGTCCGGTTCGTTTCCAAGGTCAGCCATCGTTAATCTCTTGTTGAGGTGAAGCACATAGATCGGCGGCACGCGCGCCGCCGCAAAGCATCGGCTCAAGATGCCGGATGCCATTTCCGCAAATCTTGCGAATCCCTTAGCGGGCTTTGTTCGGACTTCGAGTCCGGCAGTTCAGAAAATGATTCAACTGTGCATCCAGGCGATGTTACCCGCCGTACACGTCCTCATCCTCGTCATGCCGGTCATCCTGCCGCCCATGCCGGACAACCAGTACTAGAATTTCATCCGGATGGATTTCATACTCGAAGAGATAGGGATCAGTAGCCGCACACCGTTCGAACCCGGCTTGACCTTGCCAATCTCCGGATGACGCGCGAGCAACTCTCGCGTGCTCCGCAGTTTCCTGCTGAATTCCCGCGCAGCCTGCGCGTTGAATTTCGCCAGATAGGTCCGTTCCGACCGGATGTAGTCCCCGGCCATAGTGGAGATACGGACTCTGTCTCATGCGGCATCGTTCCGCGATTTCTCATCCTGCGCATTCAATGCGTCTAATTCATCGAGAAGGTCGTCCATATCCATGACCTTGCCTTCACGAACCTCTTGGCGCGCCGTGGCAATTTCCAAGAGTTCACTCCCCTCCGCCATCAGGTAATATTTCAATGCCCTCACGATCACCCAGCTCCGGCTTCTGTCCGCCGTCTCGGCGATCTTCTCGATATCTTCCAGAATGTCGAGCGGCAGGCGCAGGGTGATCGGGTCGGAAAGAACGGGCTTGGTCATGGCAGCCTCCATTTGTAATACCGCGTATTACAATACAGACCATCTCCGCTCCGACTAATACCCCACCGCCTCGCGCTTCTCCTCGTCCGTCAGGAAGCTCGCCGCCCCCACCCGCGTCCAAAGCGCCTCGCGTTCGGCGGAAAGCCCTGCCACCTTGTCGAGGTCCGGCTCCAGCCGCAGCCGTTCGCCGTAAGCATCCGAAAGCCAGGCCGAAAAGCTCGCCGCCGTGCGGGAAATCAGCGGCAACACCGTCAGCCGGTAGAAGGCGCGGTTCGCCTCCTGATAGTTCGCGTAGGTATTGTCGCCCGGAATGCCGATCAGCATGGGCGGCACGCCCAAGCCCAGCGCGATGTCGCGCGCCGCCGCATTCTTCGCCTCGATGAAGTCCATGTCCTTCGGCGAAAGCCCCATGGATTTCCAGTCGAGCCCGCCTTCCAGCAGCAGCGGCCGCCCGGCATTCACCGCGCCGGAATAGCCGGCTTCCAGCTCGTCCTTCAGCCTTTGATACTGGTCGGGCGAAAGATTGCCGCCGTCCTTCGGCTGGTAGACGAGCGCGCCGGAAGGCCTGGCCGAATTGTCGAGCAGCGCCTTGTTCCAGCTTGCCGCCGCATTGTGGAGATCGAGCGCGGCACCCGCGGCCGCAAGCGGCGGAAAGCCGGAATGATCGTCGAGCGGGTGAAATAGCTTGAGATGCAGCAACCCCAAGCCTTCCGCATCGACAGGCAACCTGCGCGTCACCCCGCCGGCGCGATAGTCGTAGGCGGCCACCCAGCCGTCGCGGCCCTCCACCACGCTCACCCGGTCGGGGCGAAGCAGGTGCAGTTCGCGCAGATCTTCGCCTAGCACCAGCGGCTCCACATAGGCATTGCCGGAAAGCATCAGGTGCCCGTAGAGCGCCTCGAAGAAATCCGGCCCGCCCTGCCGGCCGTTCGGTCGCGCCAGCAGTCCGAGAACGGGATGTCCGGCAAGCTCGGTCGCGCCGTCATAGGCGAGCCAGGGCACGGCCGCCGCCGTCTCGGCGATCATCCGCACCGCCCGATGCGCGACCGGATTCCTCATGAACCCGCCACGCGAAAGCGCCGCATAGGAACGGCCGGACCAGTGCGCCGCCCCTTCTCCGGAAACCACGGCGAACCCGCCCGCCATCTTCTTCTCGACACGCTGTTCTTCAGGCACGCGCCCTCGCCCCGCCGTGGAGCCCCACGGCAGCCGGAATGGAGATTTCAT